ATATGGAGCGGGAGCTATTGATCTATCTACCGGTTTTTATATTGTAAAAAAATAAAATAATTAATATAATAAATTATGACTTATACTTGGGAAATAACAGAAATTAAAACTGTAGATACAGAAAATGTAACAGACGCAGTTGTACAAACCTATTGGAAAAAAACAGGAACCGATACAGATGGTAACACTGGAACATTTTCAGGAGCAACACCATTTCTTCAATCTCTAATTAATCCAGAAACTTTTATACCTTATACAGAATTAACAGAAGAAATTGTTTTAGGATGGATACAAAATGTTGTTGTAGGAAGCTATGAAGAACATATAAATGAAAAAATTCAAAATCAAATTAATTTAAAATCAATTAAAGAACCAAATTTACCTTGGGCACTTTAATTTAATTAACTAGTTAAAAATAAAATATAATTATGGCGTTACCAGCATCAGGACCAATAAGTGGAAGTCAAATAGCAAATGAACTTGGAGTTTCAGCAACTAATATATCACTGCGTGGAATGGCATCATCTGCAAGTTTTAGTTCACCTGATAGTTATAGTGAATTTTATGGGTATAGTAATCTCATACCCATATCAGCTTCTTGGAATTATGCTGTAGGTAGTTGTGGTGGGGATAGCTTCTCAGTATATGTAAATTCTACTCAAGTAGTTGGGCCTATCTCAGTAGCTACTCTTGGATACATTATGGTTAACGATAATGATTTTATTGAAGTATATACAACTTCAGGAACTAAAGGAGCAGGTTGTGCTAATCCTTCTTCTTTTATTAATGTTTATTTAGATAATGAATTTTATGATGGTGTTACTGTATCTAATACAGGGTTTAGTTCCACAGCATATGCTGATTTTACCATCCCAAATGGATTTTCAGGTCAAACATGTACTGTAGAAATAGGAGGTTTAATCGGACTTGTACCACCAGCATAATTATCACCATAAAATAATTTATAATTTATAATTTATAATATAAAAATAAAAATGATTAATAAAGAAATGATTCAAAATAAAATGTTAAACAGTTTAACAGGATTATTTGACATAAAACTTACAGAAGATATTACATTAAATGGATATTCAATAAAAAACTATAATAATATAGATTATATAGGATTATACAACCCTGAGGGTAAAGTAATAACTGTAGATGCTCCTGATTATATTATAGAATATGCTCCCGAATTATTAGATGTAGAATTTAATTCTATGTTAATTAGTGGTTTAGGTATTGGAGTTATACCCTATGTTGTACAAGACTTTGCACAAGTTGATGTTATAGAAAATGATCAAAATATAATTGATATTGTAAATCAATTAGGCCATTTAAATGGAAATATAAATATTATTAAAGATGATATGTTTACATTCTCTATAGAAAAAACTTACGATATAATTGTACTTGATATATGGTATGAAGCATTAACAGAAGAATTATCTAATCAACTTATTGAAAAATATTTACCATTTGTAAATGAAGGTGGATTTTTATATATTCCAATTAATGCCCGAGCATTAGATAATAAAGTAAAAATGATTAAAAATTCCATTTAAAAACCAATTGGATAAGCAAAAAATTTATCGTATATTATTACTACAAACAAAAATAAAAGATGAATTTAAATTACACTTTTGAACAAGCAGAAACCGATTCTCAAAATTATTATTTTTATAAAAATGGATTTGATAAATCTGAACTTGATAAAATAGAAAAAGGAGTTGCTAAAATTGAATTTCAAAAAGCAACTATAGTTGGGGGAGATGTTGAAAAACAAAGATCTTCAAGAATTAAATGGATTCCCCAATCAGATGAATGGTTTTGGTTATATGAAAAATTATCTAACTTTGCTAAAGAGGCTAATAATGCTTTATGGAATTTTGATTTATTTGGTCTTCCTGAACAAATCCAATACACTGAATACTTAGGAACAAATAAAGGTCATTACGATTGGCATGCTGATATTGGTCCAGGAATATTATCTCAAAGAAAAGTATCAATTACAGTTCAATTATCACATCCTAGTGAATACGAAGGTGGTGATTTAGAATTGTTTAGAGGTGGAAGTATGGAAGGTCCATTTGAGAAAGCAGAACGAAATCAAGGATGTGTATTTATTTTTCCTTCATATACAATGCATCGAGTAACTCCTGTAACTAAGGGTATTAGAAAATCTTTTGTATTATGGTTAGGAGGAGGACATTATAGATAATGGTTGATAATTTAGCCAAAATAGTTTTAAATAATGGAGGTAAAATTGCACCTCTAATTATACCTGGTAATTTAACTGATGGTACTGGCCTATGTAATGTTTCAGTTTTTATTGATACTAATGGTGAAATTTTAGCTAATATTCGTCACGTACATTATTCTTTATACCATAGTGAATTTAATCAAAAATTTTATTGTAAATGGGGTTGTTTAGCTTATTTAAATCCTGAAGATGATATTTCATTAAAAACAGGTAATTATTTATGTAAACTTAATCCTAAAACTTTAGAAGTAGATTCATACCAAAAAATTGACACTTCAAATCATGATATACCACCAGTTTGGGACTTTCATGGTTTAGAAGATGTTCGTGTTTTTAGATGGGATGATATCTTTTATGTTTGTGGTGTAAGAAGGGATGTAAAACCCGATGGAGAGGGTAGAATGGAGCTATGTGAAGTTAATTGGAATAAAGATAATTGTGTTGAAGTAACTAGAGATAGAATTGAGCCACCTAGTGGACATACTTACTTAGAAAAAAATTGGATGCCAGTTTTAGATATGCCTTATCATTTTGTAAGATGGGCTGACCCATTAGAGGTAGTAAAAGTAGATCCTAAAACTAAATCAAGTGAAATTGTTATATCAAAAGATTATAACTTATCTTTACCTTTAGGTTTAAGAGGAAGTTCACAAGTAATACCATTTAGTAAAGGTAGAATTTGTATAACTCATGAATGTAATTTTTTCCATCACCCAGGACATCATAAGGATGCTCAATATTATCACAGATTTATGATATGGGATGAAGATTGGAATCTTTTACGTTTATCTAAACCATTTAAATTTATGGCTGCTCAAATTGAATTTAATACCGGTTTAGCTATTAAAGATAATAATTTTATTATAACTTTTGGTTATCAAGATAATGCAGCCTATGCTTTAGAAATGCCTATAAATCTATTAGACTCTTTAGAATGGGAAGATTAAAAAAATATTTACATGACTATATTCAAAACCCCTTAGATCCTTATATAAACGCTTCTTTAGGGGAAGAATATGAAAATATAGGACAAGGAGCTGCTGCTTTATCTTATTTTTTAAGAGCAGCTGAGTTAACTTATGAATCAGATCCTGAGTTTGCATACTGTTGTATTCTAAAAACTTGGCTACAACTTCATAGAACGGGACGTAGACCTAATTATGAAAACGAACAATTACAGACTGCTATTTCATTTTTACCTACAAGACCCGAAGCTTATCTTCATTTAAGTTTACAACATAGTGCTAAAGAAGAATGGAAACCTTCATATATGTACGCTTGTTTAGGTTTAGAATATATTAATAAAAATCCATTACCTTATAATGTAGAATACCCAGGTGATTATATGTTATTATTTCAAAAAGCATATACAAGTTGGTATATAGGTCAAAGAGAAGAATCTAAAAAATTATGGACTGAGTTGTACTATATAGATACTCTACCTCATCATAAAGATATTATTAAAAGTAATTTAATTAACTTTGGAATAGAAATTAATCCAACACCTACAGCTTGGCATGAACCACTAACTTATACTTTTGAGGATGATCATCAATTCTTAAAACATAAATTTACAGGTGCTTCACTTATAGATAAAAATTATTCTCAATGTTACCAAGATTTATTTGTTTTAACAGCTTTAGAGGGTAAAAGAAATGGTATTTATTTAGAAGTAGGAGCAGGCCAACCATTCTATGGTAATAATACAGCATTATTAAAAGAATTTGGATGGCAAGGTATTTCATTTGATGTTGATGAAAGTTTAATTCAAATGTGGAGAGAACAACGCCCTGATGATTTTATAATAAATCAAGATGCTACTAGATTTGATTTTACACTTTCAGGAGTTGACCATATAGATTATCTACAATTAGATATTGATCCTCCTGCTAATACATTTAAAGTTTTAGAAAATATTCCTTTTGATAAAATTAGTTTTAGTGTTATAACTTATGAACATGATTATTATGTTGATGATACAAAGAGTTATAGAGATAAATCTCGTAAGATTTTAGAAGAAAATGGTTACATCTTAATTGCCGGCAATATATCACCTGATTTAAATAGCCCATATGAAGATTGGTGGGTTAATCCTAAATACATAAGCGAAGCTACAATAAATAAAATGAAAAACATTAATCAAGAAGTATTATTTGCTAAAGATTATATGTTTAAATATTTATCATAGTAATAATTAAAAAAAGAATTATGAGTTGGATCTATAAGAATAAAACAATAGAAGACATCTCCCAATTCCCTGATAACACATATGGTTTTGTTTATATCGTTACCCACAAACCAACAGGGAAATCTTACATTGGGAAAAAAATACTACAATTTACTACTAAAGTTAAACTAGGAAAAAAAGAATTAGCAAATTTACAAGGAGTAGTAGGACGTCGACCTGCATATAAATTAGCAGTAAAAGAATCAGATTGGAAAAACTATTATGGTTCACAAAAAGAAATTAAAACTTTATTAGCTGAAAAAAAACATGATGAATTTGAACGCTCAATTTTAAAATGTGTCCCTAATAAAAAACTACTTACATATTTCGAAACCAAATATCAATTCATTTATCAA